TCGATGCCAACCTGGGCCAGCCTGGCTGGATCATGTCGCCGCGCGTTTTCCGCTTCCTGGAGGGTCTGCGTGACGGCAACGGCAACAAGGTTTATCCGGAGATGGCGCAGAAACAGCTGAAAGGCTATGCCATTGGCGTCACCTCCCAGGTGCCGAACAACCTCGGCGCCGGTTCGAACGCGTCGGAAATCTACTTCGTGGACTTCAACGACTGCTTCATCGGCGAAGACGAAGCCCTGCTGATCGACTACTCGAAGGAAGCGACCTACAAGGACGATCAGGGCAACGTAATCAGCGCCTTCCAGCGCGACCAGACGCTGGTCCGGGTGATCGCGAAGCACGACTTCGGCCCGCGCCACGTCGAATCGGTCGCGATCCTGACCGGCGTCACCTGGGGCGCCTAAGCGGCACGCGTGACCCGCGTGTCGGGTCGACCGGGCGGCGCCATCAGGTGCCGCTCAAATCATACATGTGAGAGCCCCATGAAAAAGATCGTGAAATTCCTCCGGCCGTGGAAGATTTACAGCCCCGGCGACGTCGCCGGCTTCGACGCCGAGCAGGCCGAAGCACTGATCAAGGCCCGCGCGGCCGAGGCGTACGAAGACCCGAAGGGAAAGCCTGCCAAGTAAGCCTGTCGCCGCGCGAGGACGCGCTGCTCGCCGAACTGCGCGAATGGGTATCCGATCCTCTTGCCTTGGTCTACCTGATCGAAGGCGCGGCGGCGGTCCTAATTTTCCCCGATGACGTAATTGGCCGAACCGATGACGAGCTGCTTGCGCTGGTGCGCGAGCGGTTCGATGAGATACAAGGATAAGCATGGCGATTCAGCCTACTGACATCGTGTTCCGCCTGTCAGGCGGTGCCGCCAACGCCTCGGCCGCGGCCTCCCTCGGCGGCGCCAAGTCGGCCACCGTCGCACCTGGCTCCCTGTTCGACACCGTGCAGCCGTCCGAATCGGCGGCCGGCGATATCGAGTACCGCTGCGAGTACGTGCACAACGCGCACCCCACGCTGACCGCCCAGAACGCGGTGGCGTGGATTCCGGCAAATACCCCGAGCACGTCGACGCTGCTGGAAATCGGCGTCGGCACGTCGGCCGTCAATGGCGTCGAGCAGGCCGTCGCCGATGAGAATACGGCGCCGGCCGGTGTCACCTTCGTGCCGGCCGCCACCTACGCCGCTGGCGTGGCCCTGGGCGACATCCCGCCCGGCCAGCACCGCGCGCTCTGGCAGCGCCGCACCACCAGCTCCGGCGCCAGTGCCCGCACGGACGGCGCCACCCTGCGCGTCACCGTGGACACCGCCGCATGAGCCGCGCAAGTGCGAGTCCTGCCCCAAGCCGGTGGCGGCCCTACCAGCCGCCAGTTTGTCGGTCTAGCCATTCTTGCTCTGATTCTGCGCGCGCCGCCTCCTCCTGCCCGATCCAATCGATGCTGCACAGGTAAAGCCAGAGGCGGGTCAGCTTGGCGAGCATGGGAGTCGTCATCAAATAGTTGCAAAAGCACAATATACACCGGCGCGTGACCATAAGTAAAGACAAGGTGAAGAATGACTATCGCTGATCGCGTCAAAGACACGACCACCTCGACCGGTATCGGACCAGTCACGACATCCGGCACGCCACCCGACCACTATCAAGGGATATCCGTGCTGGGAGGGGCCGGCACAACGTTCCCGTATGCGATCGCGCACATCACGCTGGCCGAGTGGGAAACCGGGATTGCCACGATCACCGGCACGAACACGTTTTCGCGACAGCCGACAGCGTCGTCCAATGGTGGCGCCCTGGTCAATTTCAGTGCCGGAACAAAGGACGTGTTCTGCACGGCGACGGCCGATAGCCTGAAGCGCGGACTGGTCGATCCCGACGACGTCGGCATGGACATCATCATGGTGGCCGGTCAGTCGAAAGAGTGCGGGCGCGGTCAGTCCGACACCTTGATTGACCTGCCGCACCCGCGCATTTTCCAGTTCGGGGGCTTGAGCAGCCAGGCGTCGCGCTACCAGACCATCTTTTCCGGGCAGGAGCCGCTACACTGGCCCGAGGGCCTGAACAACGGCGGCGGCACCCTGCTCACCAGCCCGGCCAACGCGTTCGCACGGGCGTACGTGAACATGATCCCGTCAAACCGGCTGGTGCTGTTGGTCCCTTGTGCGTGGGGCAGCACGACCTTGGTCGCCGGTACCGCGCGCTGGGGCGTAGGCGGCGATCTGCGCGAAAACATGATCAGCCAGGGCAACCTGGCGCTCGCGGCGGCGCAGGCAATCTACCCAAACAGCCGGATTGTCATTATCGACTGGGACCAAGCTGAAGGCGATGTCGCCAACGGAGTGGGCAAGGCGGCGTACAAAGCGGCGGCTAAGGCGTTTATCGCCGACTGCCGTACGCGCCTGAATGGTGCGGCGAATGCCCTGTTCCTCATCAACGGCATGATCCCCGAGTACATTTCGGACTACGGTGCGGACGGGACCAATATCGACGCCGCGCAGAAGGAGGTTGCCGCCGAAACCGCAAAATGCGTGTTCGTCCCGGCGCCGGGCGGCTACACCACCGATCGCACGCACCTTACTGCCGCCGGCTCGCGGATTCACGGAGTGCGCCGCGCGCTGGCGATCCGCACCGCGCAGTTCGCGACCGGCGTTCAACTGCCGGCTTCCGCTCTGGCGCTGACCCTCGGCGCAGCATCGGGCTATGTCGGCACCGCCGTAGTCGTGAACGTTGGCACCAACAACCCGCTGACCGGCGCGCAGACGGAAAGCGTCACCCTGACCGCGCCTGTCGCTGGCACCTGGAACCCCTCAAACACGGTCACGCTGAATGCAAGCACGCCGACCGCCGCGCCAACCTTTACGCCATCAGCAGCGGGTAGCGGCAACTTCACGGCGACGGCAACCGGCACCCCAGCCCTGACCGGCGCAAGCGCGGCATTTACGTCGAACGCGCTCAGCGCCCCGGCCGCGATGGCTGCGCCGGTTGCGACCGCCGGCGTTTCCTCCGCCAGCCTCGCGTTCACCCTGCCCGCCAACGGCGGCAGCACGATCACGGGGTTGACGATCACGCCGTACATCGCGGGCGTGGCGCAGGCGCCAATCAACACGGCAACGCTCACCAGTCCTTACAACGTCACCGGGCTGACGGCGGGCACGGCGTACACGTTCCGAATGCATGCGACCAACGCGATTGGTCCCGGCGCGGATTCCGCCGACTCCAACAGCGTCACGCCATCTGCGGCGGCGAGCGCCCCGTCGCAAATGGTAGCGCCTGTAGCAACGGCCGGCGTCGGGTCGGCAAGCGTGGCCCTGACCTCACCAGCGGCAAACGGCTCAGCTATTACCGGCTATACGGTGGTATCGAACCCGGCCGGCGGCGTGGACGCCAACGCCGGTACGACTGCGCTGACGCACAACATGACCGGGCTCGCGGCCGGCACTGCGTACACGTTCACCGCGACCGCGACCAACGGCGTCGGCACCTCGCCGCCGTCGCCAGCCTCGAATCCGGTCACGCCAACCGCTCCGCCGCTCTCGCTGACCGCTATCTATAGCAACACGATCGCGGCAACCGGCACGGCGGGCGTGTATCAGGGTCAGGCCAACTCCGGTTTTTGGGGTTCGGAAGGCTGCGGCACGCTGTCGCTGGCATTCCCGAACGGCGGGGATGGCGAATTCGTCGCGCAGATGCTCGACGTGCCGAAGCAAGTCAACGACAGCACCGGACGCGCGATTGGCATCGGCGTCGATACCCTCACCGCCTTTGCGGATGGAAACCACCAATACATCGGTTGCGATTATTTCCTGATGCATCGCTCCGACGCCTGTGCGGTGTACACCAACGGAAATAACGCCGGAACGGATGCGGGCGGCGGGTCGATCGTCGGCGCTCCGAACGACTACCTGCGCGTCAAGCGCACGGGCTCGGGCGGGGCAGCGAATACCGCCACGCTGACTTTTTCCGTGTCGCATAACGGCATCGACTGGATTGTCATCAAGACGTTCAACACGGCGCCGACCACGGCGCTCTACGTGCGTGTGGGTGCGATCTGGACCAGTTCGATCAAGCTGGTCAGCGCGTCGGGGCTGGCCTGAGCCATGTTTGGAGACGCCTCCATCGCCAGTACGCCGATAGCTGCTGCTGCCGCCTCGGCGGCCGGCAGTAGCGACAACAGCGGCACCACTACCACCCAGGTTAGTTCCGACTTGGTCCTGACCTGGGACATCGCCGCCCGCGTGAACGCCGACCTGGTCCTGAGCTGGACCATCCTCACCGAAGGACAAGACATGGCATTCGTACCTTCTGCCGCGCGCACCATTAAGGTGCTGGCCGCATCGAAAGGCTTCCAGTCCAACAGCGATTTTTGGGGGATGTCCAACCCTCATCGCCCAGTCGGCAGCATGGACCCGGATGGCACGATTGATATCTCTTTCGACCTGTCCGAAGTGCTGGCCGACATCCTCGACAGCATCGCGCAGATCGAATTCATTCTCGATGGCGTGGTTAGCGCCGGAGAGCACGCCGATGGCGCTCTGGCGACAATCTTCCTGACTGCCCCGTCGAAGCCGGAGATCGAGATTACTTGCCGCATGACCTCCGCAAGCATCCCCGCGCGCGAGCAGGATTTTACCGTTGCCCTGAAGATCGAGGAGCAGTGATGGCCGGGCCAATTCCATGCGTCGTCAAGGTGCTGACACCGGAGGATCAGGCTGCGCGTGAGCAGCGCCGGAAAATGCAAGCGCCGGAGTCCGAGAAAGCAGCAGAGCAACAGACCTACGCCCGCGCCCCGGATGGCCCGGGCTATACACCCGGCACGACCGCGCGACCGATCGTAACCCAAAGGCCACCGCGATGACATCGAAACTGCTCACCGAGCCGGTCAGCATGGCGGTCTCGCTGGCCGACGCCCGCACTGCGGCGCGCCTCGACAATACCGAGCTCGACGTGCAGCTCGAGATCGACGTGCGCGCGATCACCAAAACTGCCGAGCACGAAACCGGACGCTCGCTGGTGCACCAGACCTGGCGCGTCACGCTCGACGCGTTCCCGCGCGCCGAGCGCGGTGGCCCGGGCCCGATCCAACTGCCGTCATCGCCGGTGGTATCGGTCGTGCTCAAATTCCACGACGCTGACGACGTCGAGCAGACCCTCGACCCGGCCGACTACATCGTCGACGCCGCCGGCGAGCCCGGCTACCTGGTGCCGGCGCCGGGCAAGGCGTGGCCGGTGACCGCCGCGCGCATCAACGCGGTCATGGCCGACGTCGTGTGCGGCTACGGCCCCGATGACACCACCACGCCGCCCGCCTTCAAGAGCTACATCCTCGGCAAGGTGGCCGAGCAGTACCTCGCCCGCGCGGCATCGCCGGCGCTGGACCGCCTGCTGTGGCCCTACAAGGTCTTCGCATGACGGTCGCCTACAACCACCGCATCACCGTGCTGGCCTGCCAGATGGTCCAAACAGCGGTCGGCCAGTCGCCGAGCTGGACGGAGTCGGGCAAGCGCTGGGCCAACGTGCGCCTGCTCGGTGGGCTGGCGACGATCCGAGCCGACGCCGCCACTTCAGTGGTCAAGGCCTCGATCCGGCTGCGCTACTGCAGCGACGTTGACGCCCCGATGCGGCTGGCCTATGACGGCATCACCTACGACATCAAGGCGCGGCTGCCGGATCCTGACCGCGAGTTCGTCGACTTCGTGTGCGAGTCCGTCCAATGAGCATGCTGCGGCTCGACCGCAACGGGCTCGACGCGATGCTGCTGGAGATAGCCGATGGCGTCGCCGAGTCCGCGCGCCCGGCGGCCCAGGCGGCGTCGCAGGTGCTGTACGACGAAGTCAGGCGCAACGTCGCGGCGATCCCGCGTAAGACCGGCAACCTGGATGGCGCGATTTATCAAGTTTTCTCGCGAGACAACAGCGGGCCGGGGCGCGCGACATACCACATCAGTTGGAACGCAAGCGAGGCGCCGCACGGCCACCTGGTCGAATTCGGGCACATCCAGCGGTACGTGACGTACGTCGGCAAGAATGGCCAGTTCTACACCGCCAAGCGACCCGAAGCGCGAGGCAAGCCAAGGCCGTCAGGGAGGTCGTCGCAGGCCGTCAAGGACGCCTACTGGCTGCCCCTGGCAGCGCCAAAACAAGTTCTCGGTCACGCGTTCGTGCGGCGCGCCACCGTCAAATTCACGCAGGCCGCGCAAGCGGCAGCGGACGTGCTGCACAGGGCGGCCCAATGACACTTGAAGAAAAGCTTACCGAGCTGCTGCGGGCCATCTGCCCGCGGGTGTTCCGTGGCACCGCAGACCTGAACACGCCCAAGCCGTATATCACCTACCAGCGGCTCGGCGGCCAGTCGTTGGCCTTCATGGACAACGCCATCCCATCCCAGCGCAACGCGCTGGTGCAGGTCAACGTCTGGGCCACCTCGCCGATCGAGGCCGATGCCCTGATCCAGCAGGTCGAAGTGGCGCTGCGCGGCGCCACCGGCATGCAGGCCACGCCGGAGGCCGAGTCGCGCGACGCCAGCGAGCCGGACATGAACCTGGCCGGCGCCAGCCAGGACTTTTCGATCTGGGCCGACCGCTAACCTTCTGCCACCACCCATAAAACCCAAGCCGCCTCCGAGCAATCGCAGGCGGCTTTTTCATGCCCGCGAGGGCGCAACCGGCCCGGCTATCGGGCGTTTTTCCACGAAAGGCCCATCATGGCTCTGTCCCTGCCAAACAACATCGCGTATGCGCTGGCTACCGCGTACGCGGCCAGCGTCAACGTCACCGCCGCCACCAACGCCACCGAGGCGGTGCTCGCCACGGCCGCCAACACCTACGCCCCCGGCGACTTCGTCGAGTACACCAGCGGCTGGAGCAAGGCCAACGGCCGCATCTTCCGCGTGAAGGCCGCCAGCGCCAACTCCGCCACGCTGGAAGGCTTCGACACCACTGACACCGTGCGCTTCCCGGCCGGCGCCGGCCTGGGCTCGCTGCGCAAGATCAGCACCTGGACCCCGATCGTGCAGGTGCTCAGCTGCGACGTCTCGGGCGGCGATCCCAAGTATGCCAACGTGGCCCTGCTCGACAACGACACCGAGATCAGCCTGCCGGACGGCTTCTCGGCCACCACGCTCAACATGAGCATCGCCGACGACCCGGCCCAGCCGCACCACGCGGCCTTCAAGGCCAACACCGGCACCGGCAAGATGGTCGGCCTGAAGTGCGTGCTGCAAAACGGCAGCGTCCTGCTGTACTCCGGCTACGTCGCGTTCAACGAGAACCCGACCCAAGCCAAGGGCCAGCCGATGGCCGTCAAGGCCGGCTTCGCCGTCAGCGGCCAGGTGGTGCGCTACGCCTCGTAACCCAACCATTCCCGCCCGCTCGGGAATTCTTGCCAGCCCGTCCTGAACCACAGTGACGGGCCTTTCCAGCCCGCTCGGTCGCCCCCTGCGGGTTTTTTTATGCATATCTCAGAAAGACAATAACCATGGCACAGAAAATCAAGCTCGGCGCTCGTCCGAAATCGTTCAAGCGCGAAGTCACCTTCCCGATTCTCGAAGGTGAAAGCGGCAGCATGGAAGTCACGTTCAAGTACCGCACCCGCAAGGAGTTCGCCCAGCTGAACGACGACATGCAGGCGACCGCCCAAGCCGCCGGTGAGACCGAAATCGCCAAGCTCAAGGCCACCGCGGAGGCTGGCGAGGAGATCAAGCCGCTGACCCAGCTCGAAATGCACGAGCACACCGTGGCGCTCCAGGCCGACTATCTGATGCAGGTTGTGGAAGGCTGGAACCTCGACGTGCCCTTCAACCGCGAGGCTGTCGAGCAGCTGATCGACGAGGTGCCGGGTGCGATCGTGGCGATCAACACCGCCTACCGCACCGCGATCACCGAAGGCCGCCTGGGAAACTGAAGGCGGCTGCGCGGGCACTGTTCACGCCGCCGCCAAGCAAGGCCGACATCGCCAGGATGCAGCACCTGGGCCTGTCTCCGGAGGACTACGCACCGGAGACGGTCGAGGTGTGGCCCGAGAACGAGCAGGCCTACTTCCTGTTCGCTTCCTTGCAGACGCAGTGGCGCGCCGGCGCCATGGGCCTGATCGGGCTCGATTACAACACCCTGTTCCACAAACTGGACCGAATGGGCCTGAGCGCGTCCGACTACGACGACCTTGAGGACGACATTCGCACCATGGAGTTCGCGGCCATCGAGGCCATGAATTCCGAGAGAGATTGAGGACGCAATGACGGAAGAGCGCCGGGTACAACTAGTTGCCGAGGTCGACACTACGCGCACCCGGGAGGGATTCGCCGAGATCGGCCAGCAGGCCGGGACGATGGGTTCTACCGTCGAGCGCGTCGGCGCCCAGGCGCAGCAGGCCGTCTCGAACATCGGCAACGGTGCCGACGGCGCCGCGCGCAAGGTCGAAGCGGCCCAGCGCAGCCTGATCCAGTCGATCCAGCGCACCACGGCGCAGATGGAGGCCGGCGCACGCACCGGCGCCGCGTATTTCGAAGTGCTGGCGCGCCAGCGCGGGATCGACCCGCAGGTGCTGGCGCCCTACCTGGCGCAACTGCGCTCGGTCGAGGATGCGCAGGCGCGGTCGACCCAGGCACTGGCAGCGGCGCAGGCCGAGCAACAGCAGGCCGCCGAGGCCACTCGTGCGCAGACGGCGGCACAGGCGGCCGCACAGCGCGAGCTGGCCCAGGCCCAAGCCGGGCGCGAGGCGTTCCTCAATTCGTTGCGCGAGCAGATTGCCCTGTACGGGCGCTCGACCGACGAGATCCTGCGCTACCGGGCGGCCCAGATCGGCGCGGCCGATGCCGCTTCGCCGCTGATCCTGCAGCTGCAGAACATGCGCGCCGCCCAGGAGCAGGCGACGGCGGCGGCGCGCGCCGAGGCGCAGGCCCAGCGCGAGGCCGCCCAGGCACAGGCCGGGCGCGATTCGTTCCTGCAGTCGCTGGAGCAGCAGGCCAACGCCATCGGCCGCACCCGGGCCGAGCTGCTCGAGCTCCAGGCAGCGCAGCTGGGCGTTTCGACCCAGGCGGCCCCGCTCATCGCACGCTTGCGCGAGGCGGAAGGTGGGCTGACGCGAACCGGGGTCTCTGCGGCCCAGACCGCGAACGCAATGCGCATGGTCCCCATGCAGGTAACGGACATCATCACCAGCCTGCAGGGTGGACAGGCGCCGCTGACGGTGTTCCTGCAGCAGGGCGGGCAGTTGCGCGACACGTTCGGCAGCTCGGGGGCGGCGGCGCGTGCGCTGGCCAGCTACGTCGCCGGGCTGGTCACGCCCTACACGGTTGCGGCTGCAGCGGCGGTCGCGCTGGCGGTCGCATACAACCAGGGCTCGAAGGAAGCCGACGCCTATACAAAGGCGATTCTCACGTCTGGCAATGCGGCGGGCGAGAGCGTTGCGATGATGGCGGACGCCGCGCGCGGCATCGGCAACGTGGTCGGAACCCAGGCGCAGGCGGCCGAGGCTGTCGCCGCGCTGACCAGTACCGGACAGGTCAACGCGCAGAACATGCAGAAGTTCGGGCAGGTTGCCATCGAGGTCCAGCGCAATCTTGGCCGCAGCGTGCAGGACACCGTGAACGACTTCGCCGAACTGGGCAAGTCGCCGGTGCAGGCGAGCCAGAAGCTGAACGATCAATACCGGTACCTGACGGCCAGTGTCATGGCCCAGATCAGGGCGCTCGATGAGCAAGGCCGCACCGACGAAGCGGCCGAGGTGGCGCAGAGCGCCTACGCCACCGCCTTTGGCAGCCGTGCCGCGAAGATGCAGGAGCATCTCGGCACACTGCAAAAGGGATGGATCGGTGTCACGGACTTCGCCAAGAAGGCATGGGACGCCATGCTCGACGTCGGCCGCGAAAAGACCCCGCAGCAGGAACTGGACGAGGTCAACAAGGCGATCGCGCGTGCAAAAAAAGCGTTTGATCCTTCGGTGGGGGGCAATGCGGAGGACCGGGCCAGCCTCAAGAAAAACGAGGCGCGCAAGGTCCAGCTTGAGTTCGTCATCGCCAAGGACAAGTGGGACGCCGCTCAAACCCAGATCAGCCAGCAACTCGAGGCGGCGGCACAGAAGTGGGATGCGCAGGGCGACCAATTCCTGAGCAGGGAACAGCAGCGCGACAAGGCGATCGCCAAGGCGCGGGTGGAGGGGCTGGCGGCCGGCGCGTCGGACAAGGAAATCAACGGTCGCGTCGCTGCGATCAACAAGTCCTACGCGGACTTGTACAACGCCACCGTCGATTCACAGATCGAGGCGAGAAAGCGCCTCGATCAGGTACAGGACGTGCTGACCCAGCGCGAACTGGCCCGGATCGCCGCACTGCGTGCCGACGGCGGCATGAGCGAGGTCGACGCGATCAACCAAACCGCCGATGCCGAACTGGCGGCCATGGAGCGCAAGCGCAAGGCGCTGGTCGATGAACTCGAGCTCACGAAGCACAAGGAGAACAGCACCAAGGATCAGGCCGAACTGAATGGCCAGATCGACGTGCTAGACGAACAGTTCACTAACCGAAAGCTTCAGCGCACCAACGACCTCGCCGCTGCCGAGCGCAAGCGTTGGGACCAATCGAACCAGCTCTATATCAACGGACTCGCCGCCGCACAGGCCGAAGAGCAAAGCCTGCGCGACCAGACCAAGGCTCAAGTCGAGTCGAACGAGCAGATCGGGCTAAACAAGGTCCAGCTTGCCGCACTGCAGGCGGTGCGTATCGAGCACCTCGCCAGCCTCAAGGACGAAGCCGCCGCCGAACTGGACGCAATAAAGCCAGGCACCGAACTGGCCGAATCCTATCGCGCCCAGGCGCAAGCGCTACGTGAGCGCGCCGCTGCGGTAATCGAAGGCGGCGACAAGGAATTCCGCTACGACCAGTTCAAGCAGTCGGTCGACCAGTACGGCCAGGTCTTCCAGACCGGCTTCGCGGACATGCTCAACCACGCCCATGACGGCTGGAGGTCGTTCACCCGGTCGCTGACCACTACCTTCAAGACCTCGGTCGCAGACGAACTCTACAAGATGTTCGCCAAGCCGTTCGTGGTGCAACTGGTCGGCAGCTTCCTCGGCGTGAGCCAGCAGGCTATCGCGGGCGAGATTGCGGCTGGTTCGCCATCGCTTGGCGGTAGGCCCGGCGGCACGACTGCCACCGCTTCGAGCCCGATCGGCATGGCCCAGGCCGCGTCGAACATCTACGGCATGTTCAAGTCGGGCGGCAGCTTCGAAACGTCGATCACCAACGGCGTGCAATCGATGTTCGACAAGCTCGGCCTGTCGCAAGGCGCCGGTGCGCCGGGCGAGATCGCGACCTGGGCCGGCCGTGCCGGCGGCACCGTCGGCGGCTACATGATCGGCTCGTCGCTGAACTCGGCCATCTCCGGGCAGTACCAGACCGGATCCGGCTTCATGACCGCGGAAAAGGTCGGCACCGCGATCGCCAGCTATTTCGGCGGGGCGGTCGGCGGCGCGATCGCCGGGGCCATCAGCGGCTTGGTCAATCGCGCCTTCGGCATGGGATCGGTCGAAACCAAGTCCAGCGGCATCATGGGCTGGCTCAACGGTACCGGCGCCGGCGGCCAGACCTTCCAGCAGATGCATCAGGACGGCGGATGGTTCCGCAGCGATAAGGACTGGACCGACGCGAAGAACTTCGACGCCGCGACCGTAGCCCAGCTCTCGCAAGCCTTCCTGGCCATCCGATCATCGGCCCAGCAAGCAGCACAAACGCTGGGCGTGTCGTCTGCCTCGATCGACCAATTCGCCACCGAGTTCAAGCTCCAGCTGACCGGCGACGCCGCGGCCAACGAAAAAGCCATCACGGACTTTTTCGCGGGGATTTCCGACCAGCTGGCGCACATGGCCATGCCGAACCTGGACGAGTTCAGCAAAACTGGCGAATCCGCTTCGGCCACGCTGCAGCGCCTGGTGTCGGACTTCCAGGCGACCGACCTGATGGCCCAGATGCTCGGCAAGACGGCGGTCGACGTCTTCGGCAATGTCGGCGTCGAGTCTGCCAAGGCCCGCGAGCGCCTGATCGGCCTGGCCGGCGGCGCCGACGTGCTGGGACAGCAGGCGGCATTCTACGCTCAGAACTTTTTGACGGACGCGCAGCGCCTGGAGCCGGTACAGAAGGCGCTCGACGCGGCAATGGCGAGCCTCGGCCTGTCGTCGGTCACGACGCGCGAGCAGTTCAAGGCCTGCATCGACTCGCTCGACCTGACCACCGAAGCAGGCGCGCAGCAGTTCAGCTCGATGATGGCGCTGGCCGGTGCGTTCGCCCAGGTGCATCCCGCCATCGAGGCGATCGTCACCACCGCGCGTTCGGCGGCCGATGTCCTGAGTGAGCGTAATGGGCTGCTCGACCAGTTGGCGCAACTGACGATGTCGAAGGAGGACTACGACAAGAGCAAGCTCGATTCCAGCAACTTCGACGTCTACGGTCAAGTGCAGGCGGCGCGAGCGGCCAAGGAAGCAAACGACAAGGCCAAAGCATCGGCCGATGCGCTCGCCCAGGTCAACAAGACCTTTCAGGATCAGATCGACGCGATCCTCAAGGGCCGCATGTCCGAGGCCGAGGTGCGGGCGCTGGAAACGGCCGGCATGGACGATTCCACCCGTGCCCTGTATGACCGGCTGGCCGGACTGAAGGCGGAGGATGCGGCGGCCGCCGCATGGCAGCAGCGCAAGGCGGAAATCCTCGCGGCCGACAACGCCGCCGCCGATCAGGCCAAGGCCGTCGCCACCGAGCGCATGGGCCTTCAAGGCCAGCTCGACCAGTTGACCATGAGCAGCGCCCAGCTGCTGATCAAGCAGCGCGATGCGCTCAACGCCAGCAACCAGGCGCTGTTTGACCAGATCCAGATCGCCTCCAAGGCCAAGAGTGTGGCCGATGAGCGCATGGGGCTGCAGGATCAACTCGATCAGGCAACCATGACCAGCGCCCAGGTGCTGGCCAAGCAGCGCGCCGCGCTTGATGAATCGAACCGGGCGCTGTTCGACCAGGTGCAGATCGCGACGAAAGCGAACGCCGTCGCCACCGAGCGCAAGGGGCTGCAAGACCAGCTGGACGCCGCGACCATGACCAGCGCCCAGTTGCTGGCCAAGCAGCGCGATGCGCTCGACGAATCGAACAGGGCGCTGTTCGACCAGATTCAGGTCGCCAAGACGGCGGCGCAAGCTGCGGCCGATGCGCAAGAGGCCATCCAGAAAGCGCAGGCCGCGTCCGCCGCCACAGTCCAGTCCTACGGCGACGCCCTGGCCGGCAGCATGACGGCGGCCACCGCCGCCGCCAAGGCCCTGCGCGACTTCAACGATTCGCTCGTGCTCGGCAATTTGTCCCCGCTAAGTACCGAGGAGCGCTACCGGGCAGCCAAGGCACTGTACGGAACCAACCCGTCTGATACGGCAGCGGCGACAGCATTTCTGCAAGCGTCCAAGGATCGTGGGGCGGACGACTTCTACTATCAGCGCGACTTCGCTGCGGTGCAGGGAAACCTTGCGTCCGCCGCGGCCGTGAAGGATGCATTCGTTGCTGCCATGCCGGCGTTCTGGCAGTCGATCCGGCAGACGCTGTCCAGTCCTGATGTTGAAATCCCAGCCGTGAACGCTGGGGCGATATCGGTAGCGCAGGCAGTCTATGCGGCGTCAACGCCGGCCTCGGCGAATACAGCAGCGCTGGAGGCGAAAGTCGACCTGTTGATCGAAAAACTGGGAGGGTCCATGGAGATCGTTGCAGCCAGCACTTCCCAGCTTGCGACGCAGTTCGACCTGGTTACGGAAGGTGGAAATGGAATGGTGACTGCATGACATCCCCCGTTAGCTTCATCTCGCCGCTGGCCATCACGGCCAGCATGATCACGAGCAGTACGGCCGTGACCCACTCGGCGACCGAGGCCGAGTGGGTCGCGAGCACCAATTACACGGTGGGCACTGTCGTGTACCGGACGGCGGTGGGGCGTCGGTTCGAAAACCAGATTGCCGGCGTCAACTCGAACGTCCCGGAGGACGACGCCGACCGCTGGTACGACCTCGGGGCGACCGACAAGACCACGATGTTCGACAGCGAGGTCAGTACGCAGTCAATCGCCGATGGCACGCTCACGACCGTGTTCCGGCCGGGCGCCTTCAATTCAATGTTCCTGGGCGCCCTGGATGGAACGTCGCTCGCGGTCACGGTCAAGGACGCGCCGGGCGGCAGCGTCGTCTACAGCTATTCCGGGTCGCTCGAGGATTCGCAGCCAGACGACTACTACGAGTACTTCTTTTCGCCTTACAAACCGGTCACGGACTTCTTCGTCACAGGATTGTCGCCATTCGCGAACTGCGAAGTGACGATCAGCGTGTCGGCCCCCGGGCGGATCGCAAAGTGCGGAATGGCTTCACTCGGGGACCTGGTGACTGTTGGCGGCCCGGCCCTGAAAGGTGTGAGCGTTGAGCCAAAGTCCTACGCCCGGATTACAACCGACGCGCGAGGAAAGACCAGCATCAAGAAAGGGAAGGCGGCGCGCGATCTGGTAATCAGCGCGCTCGTGCCCGAAGACGAGACCGATGCCGTTATCGACGCGCTCACGCAGGTGCTCGGCGTGCCCTGTGCGTGGATTGGCACCGACCTGACGCGCATGCGCTCAATGCGCTCGTTTGGACTCGGCACTGGCAAGCTCACCTACGACAAGGTCAAACACGCGACCCTATCTCTCACCGTGCAAGGAATGATCTGATGGCTGCTACTACTCCACCCACTATCACCGCAGCGCCGACTGCGCCACAGCGCGGCGAAAAGGCGACCTTCTCGACGCGCCTGGATGCATTCGTGACCTGGCTTACTGGGGCGGCGGCTCAGTTCGCGGATATGGCAACGAACGTCTACAACAACGCGGTCGATGCTTTCGCCAGCGCGACCGCGGCGGCGACCTGCGCGACCAATGCGGCCACGTCCGAGTCCAACGCCCTGGCCTCGGCCAATGCGGCGGCGGTCAACGCTGGTGCAACGCTGTGGGCCAGCGGGCAGACGGTGGCCCAGGACGCCGCCAAGATCAGCCCACTCGACCGGCGCACCTACCGGCGCAAGACCGCCACCGGCGCCGGCACCACCGACCCGGCCATCGACCCGACCAATTACGTGCTGCTGTCCGCGGGGACCGGCTACACCACCCTGCACGTGCGCGAGGAATACGCGAGCGGCACGGCGTCGCTGTCGGGATCTGGAACAAATCTCACGATTACGCGCGTGCTCAACACGACCAAGGCAAACACCATCCCCGGCGCGTCGGTCGCAGGCAACCAGATCACGCTACCCGCCGGCCAGTACGACTTTGGCGGCAATGCGCCTGCTCAAACTTCGTCCGGTCAACAGCGCGCGTACCTGTACTGCGTGACGGATGCGGCAGTCGTTGCGTTGGGGGCATCGGGGAACGGCTCCGGTAATTGTTTTGTGAATGGCGAATTTACCAGTGCGAGCACCAAGCTGTACGAGCTTCGAAACTACATCAACGGCAACGGTAACTCTTTCGTTTACTTCCTCGGCGCCGGCTCTACCAACCAGGCCGGCCAGCCCGAAGTCTACGCCGACATCACCATCCGAAAGCTCGCCTAAACCATGCGCTATCTCACCTACGACATCGCCACCCGCGCGCTGACCGGCGCTTTCCTGCAAGACCTGCGCGCCGAGCACGCCGACCACTACATCGAGGTCGACGAGGCGGTCTACGACAACTGGCACGCCTACCAACTGAACGAGGCGGCCGATGACGTCGAACTGGTGCCGCCCGCGCCTCCTGCACCACCCGAGGTGCAGGACTACGTCGCTGCGGTGCAGGGCATGCTGGATGCGAAAGCGCAGGAGCGGCTGTACGACAACATCCTGTCTGCCTGCACGTATGCCACCTCGACTCAACCAAAGTTCCAGGCGGAAGGGCAAGCGTGCGTTGCATGGCGCGATGTCGTCTGGTCCACATGCTACGAGTTGATGGGGCAAGTCGAATCCGGCGAGCTACCGCGCCCCACGGTTGACGAACTGCTCGGAATGCTTCCAACGATGGAATGGCCTGCATGAGGGCGCGCGAAATCGCGGTCGCCGTCGACCAGCTGTGCAACGCGATCTTCGGCGGCTACGCCTCCGAGACCATCAGCGCGCGCTGCTGGCGGCTGCGTGCTGAGCGGCCGTACGGCACCCTCCAGCGCCTGATCGACCGGCTGTTCTTCTGGCAATCAGACCACTGTCGAGCGAGCTACGAAGCGCAGGTCCAGCGGCGCAACATGCCGGCCGAGTACCAGTAGCAGCCCCCAACCCGCTTCGGCGGGTTTTTCGTTCTTTCCACTCCCCGCACCAATGACATGAAAGCAAACACGATGAGCGAACCAATTTCGGGCGCAGCCGCCGGCGCCGTGGGCTGGAAACTACTCGGCGGCGCGGCCGGCGCCAGCGCGATCGGCGCCGGCCTGGCCTCGATCGTCGTCATGTGCGCCATGACGCCCCGCAGTTCGAAGGAGTGGGCGATCGGGATCATCTCGACCGTCATGGCGTCGATCGGCGGTGGCGCGGCGGTCATCCAGTACTACGGGCTCCAGGCATGGGTAAGCACGCCAATCGGGCTGATCGCCATGCTCGGACTGGTATTCGCATGCGGGCTGCCGGGCTGGGCGCTGGTGCGCTGGCTGTTCAACTACATCGACAAGCGGCGCGACGCCGACCTGACCGAGGTGGTTCGCGATGTCAAGGGCGCGCTGTGAAAGCGCAGGACCTGGCATCGATCGGCCCGGTGCAGCAGTCGACCGCCGCCCGATTCGTTGGCCCGCTCAATGACGCGATGGCGCGCTTCGGTATCACCACGCCCGAACGCCAGGCGGCGTTCATCGCGCAGGTGCTGCACGAGTCGAGAAACCTCACGCGCATGGTGGAGAGCCTGAACTACTCGCCCAACGGGCTGCTGGCCACCTTCGGCCGGCACCTCACGCCCGAGCAAGCCGAGAGGATGGGGCGCACCGATTCGCATCCAGCCGACCAGCAGGCGATCGCGAATGCCGTCTACGCCAATCGCAACGGCAACGGCGCCGCCGCGAGCGGTGACGGCTGGCGCTTTCGCGGGCGCGGACCGGTCCAGATCACCGGCCGCCGCAACTACGCTGCCTGCGGCGCGGCCCTCGGGCTCGACCTGCTCGCGCAACCCGAGCTGCTCGAACAGCATGGGCCGGGTTGCTTGGCCGCTGGCTGGTTTTGGACTGCCGGTGCAGGCCGCGACCTGAACCTGCTTGCCGACACTGGCGATATCGCTGCCATCAGCCGCGCCATCAACGGCGGCGACAACGGGCTGATCGAACGGATGAACCTGTCCCAACGAGCATTGAAGGTGCTCGCATGATGGCCACCATCGCCGCCCGGCTCGCGCCGTACAAGCTGCTGTTCGAGATCGTCGTGATCGGCGCGCTGGCGGCCGGCGCGCTCTACGCCGTGCACCAGTTCCTCGAGCATGAACGCGACATCGGCCGGCAGGAAGTGCAGGCCCGCTGGGATGCGCAACAGGCCGCCGATGAGCGCGCCGCGCGCGCCAAGGAAGCGGCATTCGCCAAACAACTGCAGGAGGCTACCAAAAATGCATCTGACCGGGACCAGACGATTCGCGCCCTTGCTGCTGCTTCTGGCGGCGCTAACCTCGGGCTGCGCGACACCCTCGCGGCCATCAGCCGCGGCGTGCCCAGCGCTACCGCCGACGCCCTCGGCAAGTCAGTCGCAACCCTCAGTGCCGTACTCGCAGAGTGCTCGGGACGATATCAAAGCCTGGCAGAAAAGGCTGACCGACACGCCAGCGATGTAAAGACGCTGCAAGAAGCCTGGCCGCAGAACGCGCCCGTCAAGCAACCGTGAGAATCGAATGACCATCATCGACCCCAAGCTGCGCGAATTCGCCACCCCGGCGCAGGCCTCCTACCTCGACGCCGTCAACCAGCACGGCAGCGTCCGCGCGGCGGGCCGGGCGCTGCGGGTGAGCGAAAGCGGCATCCGTG